ATAAATTTGACTTAGCCTGATAAGTAAAAGTCGTATCATTGATAACAGATAAACTTGTAAAACCGCCATCACACAATGAAGACGCCGTGCCTTGCACTAGGATAGGTGTTCCACGCTGAAGGCCATGCTCTGAAACAGTAACAACTGTTACAGTGTTACTGCCGCTTTGCACCGTAATATCATCTATCTCAAAAGATAAATCTCCGTTACGGCTGTAAAACGTCGGAATGTTTTTAGTAAGTTCAAGCGTTTCCCACTTAGTTGACTGAAGCCCATATTCAAAGTCAGTGTCAATTAGGTTCTCTGGCTGGGACACCCTAATTTTTGAAACTGGGTCAACGTAACTTTCATCAAAGTCTACCGTCTGGTTATCCCACTCCACAAAAATTTGCAGCTCGTCTGCATCATCCATTGCGGTGGTGTCGTAGTCAAGCGTGATGGTTGTAGTGTAGTCATCGTAATCGAACGCGAACGTACCACTTTTGGTGGCGTCATTGAAAAGATAAATAATTTCCCCGCTGGTCACGTTTGTTATCATCAGCAAACGGCGCTTTGGGTAAACGTCATCAAGTAGGGTAATCTTTTGTTCGTCAGCGTCGAACTCGTAATTGAAGACTATCTTTTTTGCCATCTTTTCATCCTAACGCGATCGTAATGCCAATAGCTTGGTCTTGAGTGTAAACGTCATTACTATTTAAAGATAGAAATAGCTCCGCGTTTCCGGTTAAACTTAAAGCGCTGTTACTGTTGCTGCTCTGTATGACATTTCTTGTCAATGTTGTGCCTGAAGCTGTGTAGACACCAGTACCAATTTCGTAGCCTGCGCCATCTTCAATGACGTATGATACAGTGTCGCCATCTACTACGCCTGCATTAGCAAAGCTAGTAAAACCCGCAACGGGCGCCCCAATCGTGACATCACCGGTTCCAGTTGTCGAGGTTTCAACTCTAACTCTACTAAATAACTTAGCCATTTAAACCTACGCTGGGTCTGGAATTTCTACGTCAAATGCGGCAACTGTAAATGTGTTGCCAGAAACTACGCTTTGCTGAGTTGTGAGTGTACCCGTAACCAAAAGTCGAGGAGGGCTTGCTGTTGTGTCTGTAATAGCAAAATGTGTCGCCGTTCCAGATCCGGTAACTGATCCATCAGAAATAGCAGCACATGTGACCTTACGGCCAGATGTGTCGCCATCTGTAGGAGGCCCAAAATTTACTGAAGTGCTGTTACCAAGCGAATAAGTAGTATTTGCTTCAGTAGCATCTGTGGCTTCTTGTGATGTGATATCAATGCGGTTTGCTTCCTGATCAAGTTTATCAAGCGCTGCATCTAACACATAATCTGCAATGGTTGCCATCTTTATCTCCTAGAATGTGTTCACTTGCATACGCAAGCCGGATCCGCCAAATTTAGCAGTTTCGTTATTTGCATTTATACCAGCAATAGCCTGTTGATACAACGGCGCCCAAACTTGTGTTCTCTGGTCATCTACAAGGTACGGCGCTGCGTGCATGAGAGCGCCGTATAGGTAAGCGTCAGGGAAATACTGCAATATCCAGTTTGACGTGTTTGAGTCAGTTAATGGCGCAGTTCTGGCGTAGTAGTACAACTCCCCGCTGTACGTCCCGTCAGGGGTTGGCCAGACTTCTATTTGGCCACCGATGATAGAGTAATACCTCGGGCGCCCAGTGGCGTCATTATTGCCGTTGCGCTGCTTCTGCATGTAGACCGGCGTGACTAAGTCAATTGAGCGCTCGTCAACGTCTAGGTGAAAGCGTACAGCCTCTAGAAAGCCGCTGGGAAGCTGCGTGTAGCGCGCGTCGATGTCTGCAGTGGCTCGCTCTTCCATGCGCCAGTGGCGCACCTTGCGGTCCATGTCAGCTTCGGTCAACGCGATAAAGTCCGGAATAACCGCGTCTAAATCGCTTCGGTTTAGCCAGTTAGATATGGCCGATTGTAATTCTGCGTAGGTTGTAATGCTCACAGCGTACCCGCCCTTGTCCTAAATACTTGGTTGTCGCGGTCATTCAACCACTTGCGAAACGCTTTCGGATCGTCTGCAATCCCCTTGCGCTTCAGCTCATAATACACTGAAAGCGGAATAGAAGCTACCTTGTTGACGTCACCATATCTATCTGGGGTGTCGTTGTACTGGCGCCTATTTGATGCCGCAATTGATGAAACATCTTGCTGCGTTTCAACGACATACTCTCCCTTGTCGGTGACATGCCAGTATTTAGTGATGCCGGTCACTGGATCTTGGCTGAAAAGACGTTTCATGTATCCCTCCAAAAGTAGTGGGGCGACCGAAGCCGCCCCGCCTAAACTCATGATGTGCGTAGGTCGAACACACCAGCGTGCGCCGCCTCGTTAGTCACCTTTAAGCCGAATTCGGCCAAGACCATACTTTTCTCTGCGTCGCCAGTTTTCGCTAATGCGACATTCTGGATCGGACGTAGGTAGCACACAGATGCGTACTCTGGGTCGAGTAGGAACGCATCACGCTCACGCTGAAATCTGTTAGCCGTGACTGACAAAGTCCCGAAGTCGGACAGGTATACGTCAGCCGCACCAATAATAGTGGTTGGGCTATCTGATGGCGCTTGGTAACGCTGTGCCGCGATACCCGCGAAGCCTGACACAACTGTCTTGTTGTGCGGGCCTACCATCAAGATGCTTGGCTGACCGCCAGATGTAAATGCTTTTTGCATTGCATCTTTTAGCATCGCTTCGGTGAACGCGACCTTACCGTCGTGTGTTGCGTCGGCAGTGTCAGCCGCGTCTGTACGAGCGTTTGTGCCGTTGCCTGCTGGTGAAGCACCGTCAGTTGTACCGCCGGTTGCGAAAACGTCGTTTGTCGCAATCCACGCGCCTAGACCACCTGTCTCACGCGCCAGCGCTGAGTTGCCGGCATTTTGCGCGTTATTATCCGTAAGGGTAGCTTCTATATCCCTACGGAGTTCTTTGCCGCGCTTGGCCAACTGATAGCTAAACTCATCATTGCGGCCCGCCAAATCCTGTGCGCCCATGTTGTCTGAAACAATTAATGTGCGGCGTAGGATGTGCGTGTAGTTACCAACGCGAGTTGTTGCTGTTGTGGCATCAAAAGATGTCACATCATCACCATCTATGCGTGGTGTTGTGTCTGTGGCCGAAAGTGAGTCAGTCTGCCATTCAAAATATGTGTTAGACACATTTTCTGAACCGATGTTAGATTGAAGTGGAACTTCTTCAGGCGAAATATTTGAGATAATATCTGCCAAGCTCTCACGGATACCCACTGCGTCAAAAGACGTAAAGGTGTTTGATACGATTGCCATAATGGCCTCCTAAAGTAGAGATTTGATTGCAGCCGCGGCATCTTGCACACGGCCAGTTTGACGTACGCGCTGTAGCGCCTGTTGCTGCGAACTCTTCGGTTTAGGCTGCGTGTTACGAGATCCAGCTTTGAGTGTCTTGGTCTTCTGCGTCTTCGGCTTTTTCCGAGCCTCCGTTGCGCGTGTCTGACCTTTATCGTACAACATTGCTTTCCTCGCTAACTTCACAAGCGTTGCATTCGTTAGGCCGTTTACATCTTCTTCACTAAAACCTTCATTTAGAAGGAAAGCTCTAAGATCCTTGGCCTCTTTCGCGGCGACGGTATTATCGCGCCACTCTGGAATGATATCCGGCAGAATATTACGCTGTTCCTCAAAGTAGCGAGCCTGCATTTGATGCATCTTTTGCTGCTCCATCTCGGCTAAGCGCTGACGTTCAGCTTGTACAGCTTGCAATTGAGCTTCGCGCTCTTCTTGCCGCTTTTTCCACTGACGTTCTGCCTTTGCTGCCATCCTTGGGTCTGCATCATACAGAGTGTCCCAATCTGGCTCCTGTTCAACCGGCTGCTCCAAACGCGCCTGCAGTGCAGGGAGCATTTGTGCGTATTGAGCCCGTTCACGCTCTATATCCTCAAATTGCGCCTCCATCTGCTTTCGAGCTTCGGCCAGTTCTTGAGTTTTGCGTGTATAATCTCGCTGCCTTAGATTTCCGCGTTTTAACTCTTCGACGGTAATCTCTTCTCCATCTACCTCGACCGTGGCCGACAGTAAGTCAAAGGATGTGTCGTCAAGCTCTTCGGCGTCGCCTTCAGCTTCAAGATCGCCATCGTACTCTGAATCGTACTCTTGAGAGTACTCTTCATCGTGCTCTGGCATTTCGGCTTCTGCCTCTACGGCTTCAGCCTCAAGCGCATCAGGGTCTGTCACAGTATCCTCTTCAGGTGTGAGTAGTGCCTTGATTGCATTTTGTGCGGTGTTCAGATCAGTCCCAAGAGGGTTGTTGGTTTCTGACATGCGTTAACTCCATATTATGCGGCTACTTTTTATTTTTTTCAATAGTCGCGTTATCTTCCATTGCGCGCAGCTTTTGGCGGAAAGCCTCTAAGCCTTGCAGTTTCATGTATAAACCCTCTCTCCCGCCTTGGTCGTCAGGGGCAGATTTAGTAAACTGCTCCCAACAATCTCGCTCGAATTCATCCATAAACTTTTGGAGATCTGTATCTTCAAGGAGGCGCTTCGCCTCCCTGCCGTCATCTATGACTTGCTGTCTACTCTTCACGCGCAGCCTCTTTAATTATGTCTGCCTGTGCCTTCATAACCTCACGGTTAATAGACATGTCTGATCGGATTTTCTCGACGTTTAGCTGCGTGCCATACTTAGCTTTCATTTCTTCAGCTTTAACGTACAGCTCAGCTTCAAGCTCGTCGCGCTTCCGGTCGTCTTCCATCATCGTCTTTTCGCGCTCAAGCTGTAACTCGGCAACTTTCTTTTGGATATCAGCTTGGATTTGCTGGATCTGGACAGCGATTAACTGCTCATTAATATCCGGCTTGTCATCCTGTGGCGGAGGCTGGAACTTGGTCGGGTCACCCCAGAATTGTGATGTGTCCTTGAAGCCCGCTAGATCTGTCATCGCCTTCAATGTATTAGCCAACTTCGACATATCCGTAAGCGGATTGATTGGACCCATTGTTGACATGGCCTCCTTCTGCATCTCCGCAATCTGGCGTAGCATCATCATACGCTCTGTGTCAGTCCCTCGGCCAAGCGCGACATTTGTGGATACGTCAAAATTTGTGTTCCACGTCCTTGGGTCGATTGGGATAAACTCATTATTTAGCCGCACCATGCGAGGCTGGTCTTGGTGAGTTGTAATCAGGTTTAGCACAATCTTATAAAGCTGCTTCATTCCGGTTTCAGCAAAGATACGCGCGATCAGCTCAATATGTTGCTGAGCGGCGCTCACAGTGGCTTGAACCGCCGACGCGGTGGATGATTGCAGGGCGTTGGCATCTAAGCCTGCAGACGCCTTTGAGATGCCTGTGCGGGCCTCTTTGATCTCGTCCATGTACTGGAGTACCGGAAACGCCGCTTGGCCAACGAATGGCATGGAAAGCGGCTGGACCTGACCGGCAGATCGCTGTCGAATTATGGCGCCAACCTCTGTTGACATAACATCCTCAATGTTGACCATGCCCTCAGTCACCGCGACACGCGGGTGGATAGACATAGACAAGCTATCAAGCGTGTTGCGCATGATTGATGACTTGATGCGCTGGATATCCATAACGGTGTCAGCGATAGACATGCCAAAGAAATCATGCGCTTCAGGATCTGGGCAGAACACTGCGAATGGAACCATTGCACACGGCTCGTTCATCAGTATCTTTTTGCCGTCGCCGGCGGTGCAAACTTTACGCAGCTCGGCAATGCCGTCACCGTCGTAGTCTACTTTTATGTAGCTTTCGATATAGAGCACCTTCTTCATCGCGGGGTCGTCGCGCTCGTTCATCTCGTTTGCTAAAGCTCTATTGCGGGTGTAACGCTCGACGTTTGTCTCCATGTCGTCATATGCAGAACCAAGGCTGGAAACCTCGTCAAAGTCGTACCCCATCGAAACAAGCTCTGACACCGTCATAACGCGCCGG